CCCGCCGCTGGAGGACCTGACCATGAAGGACGTTCAGCGAGCCGCCTGCACGGGACAGTGCATCTGCGGGACCCACCTCTACGGCGCGAGCGACTTCTGCTCGCCGGCGTGCAGCGCCCGGGCCCGCCGCGAGGAAGTCGAGGCCGAGGACCAGACGTGCGAGTGCGGGGCGCCGGGCCGTCATCCCTATCCGATCGGCGGCGGGTGGGCGTGGGCCTGCGACGATTGCAAGGCCGAGAGCCTTTCCCGCAGCGCTGCCGACGATCCGTTCGGCCTGAGGACCGAGGCCGATTGGGACCGATGGGCGGCGGAAGCGGATCCGTCTCGTCCGCGCCACGTCGCCGAGTCGCTGCCGTCCGGTGAGACGCCAATGGGCGAGGACCTCTAGCGATGAGTGGTCCGATCACCAGCGAGCGGGCGCGCTTCTACCTCGAGCGGGCGATCCGGAGTATGCAGGCCTTCCGGAAGCTGCGGCGCGAGTCGGCGCCGTGGCGGTCCTCGCCGCGGTTGCGCTTGCTCTCCTGCTACATGGTCCAGAAGAACATCGGCCGGGTGCGCTTCTGGCGCGCGCGGCTGGCCGGCGCGCTCCGGCGCGAGAAAGAAAGCGCTTGAGCGGGCAAGCGACGTATGGTAACATGACGTTGGTCGTGGGCCGCGTGGCGCGGCCCCGCAGGCAGGGAGGGAGCATGGCGGTCACCAAGTTGACGAAGCCGGTGCGGCGCCGCACCGAGGCGCTCGTGGTAACGATCCGGCCCGAGGGCCGGGAGGCGATCCTCGAGGTGCGCGAGGCGCGCCGGCGCGTGGGCTTCGAGGTCACGCTGGCGGTTCTCTACGGCATGCTGGCCCGGCGGGCGGCCGACCGGATGATCGAGCAGCGGCGGCTGGCGCGCGCGGCCGGTCCTCTCGCGCGGGGGGAGCGATGAGCGGGATCGAGCATGGCGTGGGATCCTCGGCGCGCGAGATCGCGCGGGCGGCGTTCTGTTCCCGTGGTGTGGATGGCATCCCGGTCAAGCACGGGCATCGCGGTCCGATCGCCCGGCGGACGGATGGCGGGCTCTGTGAGGTCGGCTACTCGTGGAGCCGGTGGGGTGCGCACCACCTGAGCGGCACGGTCTACGAGCGGATCCTCGGGCGGGGACGGACGTGGGAGGCTGCCTTCGCGGCGGCCGACCGACGGCTGGCCTCGGCGGCGGCGCGCGAGATCGCCCGCCGGGCCCGGCCATGAGGGGCAACCCCAATCTCCGCGAGGCGCTCGATCTGGCCCGGCGGCTCGGTTGTGCGGTTGAGCCGATGCGCCGTTCCGGGGAGGTGAGGATCGTCCCGCCCGGCTCCGGGCTCCCGGTGGTGGTGAACGCCCGGCGGAAGGACTCGCCGCGGGTCTTGGTGGTGGCGCTCAGGCGCCTCGAGCGGGGGGAGTCGTGATCACGCGGTGGAAGCGCTGTCGCTGCGGACAGCAGATCGTGCTGCGGGACGACGGTCCTCGGCTTGGCCGGCGCTGGCACAATTACGCCCGCTCGCAGGCCGGGCGGGACGTCGTAGGGCGGGTGCATCACTGTGCGTGCCCGGTCGCCACGGCGGGTCGGTCCGTCGGCGCCGGCCTGCGCGGAACCGGGGTGAGGGTCAACGGCCGCATTCTCGAGGCGGCCCGCGGGTCGCGGTGGGGCGGCCGATGAGCGGTCGCTGTCTCATGGCATGGAGGGACCTATGAGTCTCAGAAAGCAGCCGGTTGGACCTTCGTCCGCTGTGGGCCGCAAGCCCGATCCGCCGCCGGCGCCGCCAGCGCGCCGGGTCGATCTGGTGGCCATCAGGCACACCGTGGCCGTGGAGCCGTTGCCGGAGCCGCCACGCGGGTCGCGCTGGATCGGGATCGTCACCGACTTCCGGACCGATGTCCCGGTTGACATGGGTCCCTTCGGGAACTTCGTGCAGCTTGCCGGCAACGTGCGGCACTCGGCGCGCGTGGAGTTCTGTCTCGAGCCGGTCCGGCGGCGGCGCCGGCGGACCGATCGCAAGGGGAGGGCTGGACGATGAGCGAGATCTCCTACGCTGACTTCTTGGCGCACGGCTACAAGATCTTCGGACTGCCGTTCCGGGATGCGCTCGAGGGCCTGCATACGAGCCTGCACACGGGGAGGTTCGAGCTTCCCGCGCGCCGCCGGCAGCGGTCGGCCCGGCGGCCGGCGTCCACGGCCTCGGCCTGCCGGGTAGCCGGGGAGCAGTTCGCCGCGTACCTCGAGTCGGAGCGGATCGCTGCGCGGACCTTGGTGGCGCTCGAGGCGGTGACGCCTCCGTTCTCTCCACGGACGGCGGCTGCTCTCCTGTGGCGCACCATCAGTCGGTTTCAGCCATCGCGGGACGGGCTCACGATCCGTCCGCGCGGCTAGGAGGTGGGAATGGGCAGGAGCAAGGCTTCGCAGGCGGCGAGCCTGCTTGGGCGGCGTGGGGCCCGCAAGGGTGGGCTCGCCCGGGCCCGGGCGCTGACCCCGGCGCGGCGCTCGGAGATCGCGGCGCTCGGGGCGAAGAAGACCAACCGGCTCCGGTGGGGGAAGCGCCGGCGTTCGAAGGAGGACGGCTCATGAGGATCCACGGCTTCTCCGTCGTCCGTGCAGCGTGGCGGGCGTGGCAGGGCGTCTGGATTGCCCTTTGGCGGGCGATCGCCCGGGGGGACGCGCTCCCGGCCGACCATGCCGGCCGGTGGCTCTGACATGGGCATGCGCGTGTTGCACGTGTCGGCCGTCCTGATCGAGACGCTCCTGCGGCACGGGACCCGGTGCAGCCGGCCGCTCAACGTGCCGCTGGACCTCGAGGTCCTCGACGTCCGCTTCGACCTCACGGGGGATCGCCGGATCTCTCTCGTGGTCCGCTCGGGCGAGTGGGAGGAGTTGCCGCTGCGACCGGCGCCCAACGGCCGGGCGGATTGTTGGCTCGGCGACCGGCTTCGGTCCGTGTCGTTCGACTTCGCGGCGCCGGCCTGACGCTCGCACCCGGCGCGCGGCGGGGCTCCGGATGGATCCGGGGCCCCGTTCGGCTTGGCTCGAGGACAGCGCCGGCACACGCCTGACGGACGTGTCAGCCGCTCGGGCGCTGGCAGGATTCTGGCCGGCTCGAGGACAGCGCCGGCACACGCCTGACGGACGTGTCAGCCGCTCGGGCGCTCTCCGGGCCCCGGGGGATCCCCCGGGGCCATTCGCATTCCCGGCACAATGGAATCGACAGCGGTCCCGCTCCGGTAGACCCTGCCGCTCGTGGACGCCATCACGAGTTGGCCGACGACGATTGCCTCCGGGACGACCGTCAAGGTCCTGCGCTCGCACTCCGACTTCCCCGCGGGCTCCGGCTGGACGCTGCGCTTCTGGCTCGCCGGACCGAAGGTGATCGACGAGGGTGTCGCCGGCGTGGCCAGCGGCGACTCGTTCCTGATCACGCTCACGCCCGACATGACCAAGAAGCTCACCGCCGGCACCTACCGCTGGCGGGAGGTGGCGACGCTGGCGGGCGAGTCCTACGTGGCGGCCTCGGGGATCCTCGAGGTCGAGGCGAACATCGCCGCGGCGGGCGCGGGCGACATGCTGACCTTCTACGAGCGCCAGCTTGTGATCGTCGAGGCGGCGATCGAGGGCCGGTTGACCGACGACATGGAGTCCTACCAGATCGGCACCCGCTCGGTGAGCCTGATCCCGATCGCCGAGTTGTGGAAGATCCACGGCAGCCTCGAGGCGAAGATCGCGGCGCTGCGTAACCCGTCGGGCTTCGATCGCACCGTCGAGGTGGGATTCTCGGGCTCATGAGCCGCGCACCCTACCTGCGGGAGACCCGCCTGCCGCTGCGCTACCGGGCGAAGCGCGCGTGGATGGAATTGCTCGGCAAGTCCCGCGCGATCTACGAGGCGGCCGAGGCGCACCGGCTGCTGGCGGACTGGATCACGAGCCTCAACACCGCCGACGAGGAGGTGCGGGCCGGGATCGACCGGCTGCGCTCCCGGGCCCGGGACCTCGAGCGGAACAATTCGACGATCCGGAACTATCTGCGCATCACGGCGGTCAACGTCATCGGTGCGAACGGCATGCGGCTGCAGTCGCAGGTCCGGAACAACGACGGCCGGTTGGCGACATGGATCAACGACCGGATCGAGGCCGGCTGGCACGAGTGGAGCCGGAAGCCGACGATCGACGGGCGGCAGACGCTCGCCTCCTTCTCGCGGCTCGGGCTCAAGACGATCTGCCGGGACGGCGAGATGTTCATCCGGAAGTGGCGCGGCTTCGATGGCAACCGCTTCCGCTTCGCGCTCGAGCCGATCGACGCCGACCTGCTCGATCCGGGATTCTCGCGGCGGGCGGCGACCGGGGTCAACGAGATCGTCATGTCGGTCGAGATTGACGGCTTCGGCCGACCGGTCGCCTACCACGTGCGCAAGAGCCGCTACTCGTCCGAGCGCGAGCGGATCCCGGCCGACCAGATCATCCACCTGTACGATCCCGACCGGGTCAACCAGACCCGCGGCGTGACGTGGATGACCTCCGTCATGGTCCCGATCCGGCAGTTGGCCGGCTACATCGAGTCCGAACTCGTGGCGGCCCGGATCGGCGCGGCCAAGATGGGCTTTTTCCAGCGGGTCAAGGACGCGATCGGTCCCGGCGCGCTCGACTCGGGCACCGGCACGCTGGCGACCGAGGCCAACCCCGGCACCTTCGGCGTCCTGCCGGACGGCTACGAGGTGGCGTCGTGGAATCCCGACCATCCGGCCGCGGCCTTCGGGGCGTTCCTCAAGGAAGCCAAGCGCGACGTGGCGACCGGCGTCGGGGTGTCCTCGAACGTGCTGACCTCCGATCTCGAGAACGTGAACTACTCGAGCATGCGCTCGGGGCTGCTCTTGGACCGCGATGTCTGGCGGGTGCTGCAGCAGTGGTGGATCGACGCCTTCCTGTGGCCGGTCTACGAGGAGTGGCTCAACATGGCGCTCCTGTCGGGCGCCGTGGCACTGGACTCGCGCGACTTCCGGCGGTTCCTGACTGCCCGATGGGTGCCGCGCGGTTGGGCATGGGTGGATCCGCAGAAGGATGTCACCGCGACCCGGGACGCCATCTCGGCCGGGCTCACCTCGCGTCGGATCGCGCTGGCCGAGCAGGGGCTCGACCTCGAGGACGTGTTCGAGCAGTTGGCCGAGGAGGAGCGCCTCGCTGAGGAGTACCAGATCAACGTCGACCCGCGGGCGACTGCGGGCGCAACGCCGGCCTCGGTGCCGGCAGACGAGCCGAAGGACGAGCCGTCCGACGAGGTGGCGGACGACGAGGCTTCGGACGAGGCCGGGGACCGCGCTGGTCGCGGTCCCGGTCACAACGGCAACGGTTCCCGGCAGACTGGAATCGCGCACCGGCTCCGGCGGTTCTAGGGTGCGCTCGAGGAGGGGCTTGTGAAGCGGCGACTCAAGGACGTGGGGACCCTGCCGGAGCAGTTCCGCTGCTACCGGCTCGAGGTGGCCAAGCGCGCGCGCTCCGATGGCGCCCTGGAGGACGAGCCGGCCACCTACGAGATCGCGATCTCGAGCGAGACCGAGGTGGAGCGCTGGTTCGGCATCGAGGTCCTCGATCACTCCCGCTCGGCGGTGGACATGGCCCGGTTGCGCAGCGGGGCGGCGGTCCTTGTCGACCATGCCGGCGATCAGGTCGGTGTCGTCGAGGAGGCGCGGATCGACGACGACCGGGTCCTGCGTGCGCTGATCCGCTTCTCGCGCAACCCGCGCGGGCAGGAGGTCGAGCGCGACGTGGCCGACGGGATCCGTCGGCACATCTCGGTCGGCTATTTCGTGAAGAAGGCGAAGCTGGTGGAGAGCCGGGACGGCGTGGACGTGTGGAAGGTCACGCGCTGGGAGCCGGCCGAGGTGAGCATCGTGAGCGTACCGGCCGACACCAACGTCGGCGTCGGCCGCTCGGTGACCGCGGGAGGCGTCCAGCATCCCGTCGAACTCGAAACCGACGGCGAGTCCGTCGAGGAGGTCAGGCACATGAAGAAGGTCCGCGAGGCAAGCGGCGCCGTGATCGAGGTCGACGACTCCGACCCGCGGGCGGCCGTCACCGAGGAGCGCTCGGTCGAGTCGATCAAGACGGCCGAGGAGAAGCGGGGCGAGGCGATCCGTTCGGTCTGCGTGGCGAACGGCATCGACGAGCGGGTGGCGGGCGGCTTCGTCGCCTCGACCCTGTCGGTGGAGGAGATCTCGGCGCGGGTGATCGAGTCCCGGAAGACGGTCGGGACCGGCCAGCCGCGGCACGAGACCGTGACCGGGCACCCGGCGCGCGACCTCAAGCGCTTCTCGTTCCATCGCCTGATCGGCCGCAAGGTGGCCGAGATGGAGGGGCGCGGCAAGTTCGACGGCCTCGAGGCCGAGGTCGACGCCGAACTGTCGCGGAACTGGCCGGACTCGCTCAAGCGGCAGGGCGGCGTCCTCGCGCCCTACTCGACCCGCACGCTCGACTCCCTGACGCTGACCAAGGGGACCGAGACGGTGTTCGAGGAGGCCGGGGAACTCATCGAACTGCTGCGGCCGAAGGCGCGGGTGATCGCGGCGGGCGCGCAGGTCCTGACCGGGCTGACCGGCCCGGTGGCGTTCCCGAAGCAGTCGGCCGGGGCGACGGTCTACTGGGTGCCGGAGAATCCGGCCAACGACGTCTCCGACGGCGATCCCACGCTCGGGCTGGCGCTGATCAACCCGAAGACCATGCAGGCGAACATCCCCTACACCCGGCAGTTGCTCATGCAGTCGAGCCTCGATCTCGAGACGTGGCTGCGGAACGAACTGGCGGTGGCGCACGGGCTGGCCATCGACCGGGCAGCGATCCACGGCCGCGGCAACAACGGGGAGCCGACCGGCATCTACGCGGCCAGCGGCGTCAACGCGAAGGACTTCTCCTCGACCGCTCCGGCGCTGGCGACCCTGATGGACATGGTCGCGGCGATCTCGGACAAGAACGCCGACCTCGGGACGCTGCGCTGGCTGACCACGCCGCTCATGGCCGGCAAGCTGCGCACCACGCTCGAGTTCCCCGGCGCCGCCATGCCGCAGGGCGGGACGCTGTGGCAGGGCCCGCTGGCCGAGGGCACCATGCTCGGCTACGGCGCCGCGTCCTCGACGCAGGTGTCGAAGGTCATGTCGGCCTCGCAGCCGACGGGCGGCACCTCGCACGGGCTCGTGTTCGGGAACTGGGCGGACATGCTGATCGCTTTGTTCGGCGCGCTCGAGTTCGTGATCGACCCGTTCACCAAGAAGAAGAAGGGCATCATCGAGATCACCACGGTGCAGTTCGCCGACGTGCTGATCCGGCACGGCGAGTCGTTCTCGAAGGGCACCAACGCGCCGATCTCGTAACGGCGCGGCACGTCAACGCGCCGGGCTCCCGCACGGGAGCCCGGCGCCGGAGGGAACGGCCACATGGCAAGGGCACTGCTGGCCTTCTGTCTCGACTCGACCGACGATGGCGACATCGCGGCCGGCGCGACGCTGACGGTCGGGGTCAACATCAGCGCGGAGCAGGCGGTAGCGCTGGCGGCGGCCGGGCACATCGCGCTCGAGGCGCTGAGTGCGGATCCGGCTCCGGATCCGGCGGGGGTGCTGGCGGCGGCCGGGGCGGCCGGGGCGGTGCGGATCGTGGCGCTCGGGGGATTCAGTCTCGGGGGCGGTGCGGACGTCGGCCCCGGGGATGCGTTCATGGTGAACGAGGCGACGGCCGACCTGTGGGTCAAGCAGGGCCGGGCGGTCCGGGCGCCGGCGATGAGCCTCGCCTACGCTGGCCTCGAGACGCTGGCGGTCGGGGACACGGTTGCGGCGGCGGTCACGGTGACCAACGGCGTGGCTCCGTTCTCCTTCGCGGTCCTCGAGTTGGGCGATGGGCTGGCGCCGGGGCTCGAGATCTCGGCGGGCAGCGGGGCGATCTCCGGGGAGCCGACCGAGACCTTCGATGGCTCGGCGACGATCCGGGTGACCGATGCGCTCGGCGACTCGGCGGACGTGGAGGTGCCGCAAGTCGTGGCGGCGGCGGTCACGATCCTGCCGGCGGCTCTCGCGGAGGGGGCCGAGGGTGTGCCGTATTCGGAGGAGATCGTGGCCTCCGGCGGCTTCGCGCCCTACGCCTACACCGCCGTGGGCATGCCGAGCGGCATGACGCTGGACGACGAGACCGGCGCGCTCGAGTGGGATTCTCCGCTGGCGGCCGGCAGTCCGCACGGTTTCACCGTCACGGCGACCGACGCGGTCGGGCACACGGCCTCGGTCGTGTATTCGCTGGCGGTCACGGAGTAGGGGCAAGGAGGGGATCATGCGAGTCAGGGCGCTCGATTCATTCTGCATCGGTGGCGGGGTCGACGTGAAGGCCGGGGAGATCTTCGAGGTCGAGGACGCCCGGGCCCGGGAGTGGCAGAACTACGGGCACGTCGAGGAGGTGATCGCGCCGCCGGTGGAGCGGTCGAGCCCGGAGGGCAGTCCGGAACCGGCCGAGTCCGGATCCGGCGAGGAGTCGCCGCCGACGCACCCGGAGGAGTCGTCCGGGGCGCTGGCCGGCGCGGATCCGCTTCCGCGGCACCGCGAGCCGGCGCCTGCCCGGGGCCGCAAGCCCGGGGCGGCCCGTCGGGGCGGTCGCGGGCGTAACGCCGGCTGACGCCGGAGGAGGGCTTCACATGACGGCACTCGTCAACGCGGTCCAGAATCAGGCGCAGATCAGCCTGCTGGACCCGATCAACAAGACCGCCACCTACCAGACGGCCAACGGGGTCGACATCTCGGACTACGAGGGTCAGATCGCGGTGACGACCCATGTCGGCGTCGTGGCCGGGACCGGGACCCTGATCGTCACCGTCGAGACCTCGGACTCGTCGACGTTCGCCACGGGCAACGTGACCGTGGCGACCTTCGCCACGATCACGGCCACGAGCAACCACCAGCGCGTGTTCATCGACACCAACGCTTGCAAGCGCTACCTGCGCGTGGTCGGCACGATCTCCGGCATCACCGGAGCCGTCGTCGGGCACCTGCTGACCGGCGTCAAGCAGGTTCAGTAGTCCGATGGGTCTGCGCGGGGCGTCGCACGTCGCGGCCATGCTGCGGCGCTGCGGCGTCCTCGTGCGGCTCGGGGAGGATCGCGAGACCTACGCCATCGAGGACACCACGGACGAGGATCTGCTCTCGGCCGAGGCGGCCTCGTTCGCCGGCACGGTGCGCGCGCTGCTGATCCAGACGGATACGCTCGAGGGGCTCGAGCCCGGTGCGCGCCTCGAGTACGGCGGGGAGTTCCTGCGGGTGATCCAGACGCGGCGGCTCGAGGACGGCGAGACTCAGCGCGTCCTCTGTCGCCCGGAGGCCTGAGCGATGGCAGTCCCGGACGCCACGGAGAACCGGATCCTCGACGCGCTCCTGCCCATCCTGCAGGGCATAGGCACGCCGGCCGGCTCGTGGTTGACGGCGCCGGAGGTGGCTGAGGGCATCCCGCCGGATTCGGTCCCGGTCGGCGATCGGCTCTACGTCCACCACGTGCGCACCGACGAGGTGGCGCCCGAGGCGGGGACCTCGACCCACTACTTCCGGGCCCGCTTCGCGGTGTGGATCTTCGCCGAGACGGTGCGGCGGGTCTGCCAGATCAAGGCGGACGTGCTACGCGCGTTGTTCGCCGGCGAGACGGCGCTGACCAGCGCGTTCGGCCAGCCGGTCTGGCCGTCGGAATTCATCGAGCGGGACGACCTGAGCAGCTCCGGGCAGGCGGCGGGGCGGCTCGAGGTGTTCCTCGACGTCGTCATCTCGCACAGCGCGCCCTAGCGCGCGGGAGGGAGTGAAGCATGCCGGGCCTCGGATTCAAGTCGTTGTGCCAGATCGGCAAGGAGGTGGCGTTCGGGGGCGGCGCGACGCCGAGCGCGAAGTTCGAGATCGCCTCGTTCAACGTCGCCCCGGGCGTCGGCATGATTCAGGACCCGAGCCTGCGCGACGCGGTGTCCCGGCGCGGCCTCTATGCCGGCGGCCTCGTCTACAAGGGCGGCCTGACGGTCCGCTGCAACTACATCGGCATGCTCGAGTTGTTCCGGGCGTGCTTCGGCGGCTACACCGCGACCACGGTCGAGACCGGGGTGCGGGACCACACCTTCAGGGAAACCGGCACGCTGCCGAGCTACCAGATCGAGGTGGTCCTCGGCGACGTCCCGACCGGGCGCTGCTTCAGGCTGGTCGGCGCCAAGCTGTTCAACCTGACGCTGCGGGGGACGGCGGGCACGGGCAACGACGCCATGATGATGGCCGAGTTCTCGATCCTCGCCAAGAGCATGGTGAGCGATCAGGCGATCACCGGGTCGCTGTCCTTCCCGGCGAGCGTCATGCCGGTCCTCTACCATCAGGCGATCACGGTGGACAACGGCACCGTGGACGCCACGCCGGCGGTGCGCTCGTTCGAGGTGTCCTTCGAGCAGCCGCACGCCGAGGACCGCTACTACCTCGGGGCGCAGAACATCCTCGAGCCGCTGCGGCAGGACTTCGTCACGGCGCGCTGGCGGATCACCGAGGAGTTCGCCACCAAGCTGGCGTGGGATGCGGCCGCGGCGTTCACACTCGGCTCGCCCCGGCTGGTGTTCCGGCACCCCACGCTCATCGGGGCGACCGCTTACAGCGAGTTCGAGGTCCGCTCGAATCAGGCGAACCTCGAGGACCTCTCGATCCCGATCGAGGGCTTCGGGGTGCTGCTATCGACGGCGACGTGGCAGGCGTTCTACGACGGTACGGACCTTTCGTCGCTGTTGGTCCGGGTGCGCAACACGGATGCCGCGCTGACCTAGGTCGGGCGGTCGGGAAAGGGCAAGGGCATGGAACAGGATCAGGTTACCAACATCGCGGACGTCGTCCTGCCGGTGGAAGTCGTCACGCTCGCGCACCTGCGGACCCGCGCCGGGGAACCGGTGCGGGTCCGCTGTGAGGCGCTCGACGAACTCGTGGTCGCCGATGCGTTCAAGCGGCTCGGCGGGGAGCGTCCGCCGGAGGTGGCGGCGCTGGTCGATCCGACCGATCTCGAGGCGGCGACCGAGACGCTGCGGCAGTTGAACGTGGTCGCCCCGGCGCTGATCGAGGCCGGTACCAGCCTCGACGGTCCGGACGGCAGCGAGGTCCGGCCGGCGTTCTACTTCGGCGATCGGCGCCCGCACCCGCTCTCGATCCCCGGCCGGCTCTTGCGGCAGGAGGACCGGGTCAACCTGTGTGCCACCATCATGCGGCTCGGCGGCTACATGGGAGGGGCCGCGGGCGCGACCTTTCATGGTGGAGAGCGAGGCGGGCGCGATGGTGGCNTGGGAGTTGTGGCGGCTGGCCCGCTCGAGCGGGACGCGGCCGTTCCGGCTGATGGGGCGCTCGCTGGCGCCGTGGGAGCCGCTGGCGGGCTCGAGCCCGGCCCGGTGGGTGCAACGGCCGCGGCACCGGCTGGAACTGACGGACCGTGAGGCACTGGCGTTCGATCTGACGGTGATGCGGGGGCACGACAAGGCTCGGGATCTCCGGTTCGGGCTGACCATGCAGCGGCTGTCGCCCGAGGACCGGCTCGGGGCGGCGATCCAGATGATCTACGAGGCGCTCTAGATGGCCGGGAACGTGGTTGAGTTCATCCTCAAGGCGCGGGACGAGGCCAGCGGCGCGATCAAGCGGGTCGCGGGCGAGGTCGGGGGGTTGGCGACTGCCACCTCCCGGCTGGCCGGGACGGCCGGGGCGGTCGGGCTCGTGGCCGGGGCGGCGATCACGGCCGGGGCGGCGGTGGTGGCGATGGGCCGGCACCTCGCCGACGACGTCGAGCGCCTCACCCGGCTCTCGAGCGCGACCGGGGCGTCCGTCCAGCAGCTGCAGACGCTCGAGACCACGTTCGAGAACGCCGGGCTGGCCTCGGATCAGGCCGGGAAGGCGCTGACGTTCCTGAACCGGGCGATCGGCCGCGGGGATCCGCTCCTGAAGGCCTTGGGGGTCACGAGCCGTAATGCCTATGAGGCCATGCTGCAGTTGTCGGACGTGTTCTCCCGCTCGGACGACACCGCCAAGAAGGCGGCGATCTCGCAGAAGCTGCTTGGCAAGGCGGCCGGGGACGTCGCCGGGGTCATGGGCAGCCTGCGGGCCGACACGAACCAGACGAACGAGGCCATGCGGCGCGCCGGGGCGCTCTACGGCGAGGACGTCACGGCCGGGGCGAAGGCGCTCGACGAGCAGTTGGACGCCATGTCGATCCGGATGAAGGGCCTCAAGACCACGCTGGCCTCGCAGGTCACCCCGGCGGCGATCGAGGTCATGGAGCGGCTCTCGGCGCTGTGGGACATCCTGCGCGGGCTGGCGTCGTTCCCGCCGATCAAGATCACGATCGACCTCGTGGGCTCGGCCTTCGACTTCAAGGGCATGCTCGAGGACGCCCGGGCGGTGGGCGATCAAGCCCGGATCATCGCCGAGTACTTCCGCGCCGGGGAGGACTCGGCGCGCCGGCTGGCCGGGGAACTCGGCGCGCGGGAGTTCCGTGGCTTCGCCGGCGGCGCGGGGGCCGGCTCCGGCGGCAAGGGCGGCGGCGGCTCGTGGGGCGCGCCGGCGGGCGGCGGGGATTCTCTGGCCGGGGTGACCACCAAGACCCGGCAGATCGGCGTGGATGCCGAGGGCAACCCCATCTTCGGCGAGGGGGCGCCGGCCGGGAAGTCGTCCCGGGAGAAGCGCATCGAGGAAATCATCGCCCTGCTCCACGTCGGCCAGCGGGCGGCGGGTCAGTTGGCCACGGCTCTGGACGCGGTGGAGGGCCGGAAGAAGGCCTTCGACCTCGCCAAGAAGGTCCTCGAGGCGGGCGATGCGGTTTCCCCGGAGGCCACGGCGGCGGCGCTCGGCACCGCCTACGGCGCGGCGGGCCCGGCGCTCGAGCCGAAGGCGACCACGCCCCGGAAGGCGCTCACGCCGACCGGGACGGTCGACGCCAGCGCCTACGCGAAGGCGGTCAAGGAGGTCCTCGATGCCGCACCAAAGGTCGAAGAGGCGGTCATCGACATGGGGCTGGCCTATGCCGACCAGATCTCGGCCATGACGTCGGCGACCGGCTTGCTCTCGCAGGGGCTTGAGGGGCTGTGGAACGGCCTGCAGAACGGCTTCTCACAGGTCTTTCAGGGGCTCATGTCCAAGACGCAGACGTTCCGATCGGCGATGCGCACGATCTTCACGGCGCTCGTGCAGGAAGTGCTGGCGATCCTCGGCCGGATCCTCGCCGCCAAGGTGTTTCAGTTGCTCGTAAGCCTGATCCCCGGGATCGGGAAGTTCCTCGGCCCGATCGCCGGGGCGGCAGCTTCGAAGGTCACGACCACGACCGGAACGCAGTCGAAGTCGGAGATCACGGTCAACATCAACGCGCTCGACCAGCGCAGCGTGGCCGAGTCGCTCGCCTCGCCGCGCGGCGAACTGCGCGCCGCCTTCGAATCGGCGGCGCTGGCGGGGTCCTACTGATGGCGACCGGCACGACCCGCTTCTGTCTGACGAACCTCGCCGTCAAGGCGAGCGCGTCGTCGACCTATCCTGCGCTCAAGACCACGCCGTCAGCGCTGCCGAACTATCCGGCGTCGAACGTCCTCAACCCGGACCGTTCGGTCGTGTGGGCGGTGGGGGCCGTCTCGGGCGCCCACAAGCTCATCTACGATCTCGGCGCGGCCAAGGACGTGGACATCCTCGGGGTCCACGGCTACTCGGTCGTCTACGTCATGCCGTCGCAGGTCACGGTGCGGGCGGGGAACGTCTATCCGGATCCGGGAGACGGCTCGTGGGTCGGGATTGCCTACGTCTACATGGCCGGGGGGCGGGACAAGCTCATGGTGCTGTCCGAGGTCGCGCGCTACCGCTATTGGGAGTTCGCCTTCGAACTCAACATCTCCGGCTTCTCCGTGGGCAAGGGCGTCCTCGGGCGCTCGACCGACCTCGGGATCGCCTTCTCGGCCGGCTCGACCGACACCTACGTTCGGACCCGGGTGTCGACGCCGATGGTCAACGGCTCGCAGACCAAGACCGAGACCGGGCGGCCCTACCGGAAGTTCAACACGCAGTTCCTGCGCGTGCCGCAAGCCACGCGCGACGCGCTCATGGCGGCGGCGGCGGCGGCTCCGGTGAGCCTGCTGGACCCCTACGACCGGTCCTTCGAGATCGACCTCGACGAGTTGACGGCAACCGCGGTGTGGGGATCCCCCGACCTCTACGACATCGCGTTCGAGGCGCAGTCCCTGCCATGATCTCGACCGCGGCGTTCCGGAACCGGTGGCGCGCGGTCCTGACGCGCTCCTGCGTCGCGCTGGCGCGGATCGAGATCACGAGTCCGAGCGCGCTCACGATCTACGCGGCGACCGACGAGGTCCGGACCCCGGACGGCTCACACTGGGAGCCGTTGCTCGGCAAGGCGATCTCGATCTCGAGCCCGGGGGGATTCCTCTCGAGCGACGTCAACCTCGGCACCGCCGACTTCCGGTTGGTCGACAAGCGCGCCTCGTTCGTGGCCAACGGGGAGACGGTTTCGACTGTGCTGGCGAACTACGACGTTGTCGGCGCCACGGTCACCATCATCCTGTGGGAGCGCGGGCTGTCCTCGTGGGAAGACCGGCTTGAGCGCTTCGTCGGCGTCATCCAGACCTACCGGGTCACGACCGGCGAGATCCGGCTCTCGGCGATCCAGCCAGTCGACTGGAACCGGGATGTCACCCCGAGGCGGATCACCATGCAGGAGTATCCGCAGGCGCCGGAGGAGAGCGTCGGGGCGGCCCTGCCGACGATCCTCGGCCGGATCCCGGGCCTGCCGATGCGCCGACCGTTCGCGGCCTCCTACTCGGATCTGCAGTACATCCGGGAACTCGTCGCCGGCGGGGTGCGCATGGCGCCCGGCGTGCTGGTCGACACCGGCCGGGGCGGCGGCGGCACGAATCCTCCGGCGCGCGTCCTGTTTGCCGGGCACCGCTGCGCGCAGATCGGGGTCTACTCGGGGCAGCGGGGGACCTCGATCTGGCTCGAGGGCAAGGACAACGTCCCGCACGTTCTCAACGTCCCGCCGGCGCGCGTGGTCAACGACGATGCCGGGGCCGGCTGCACGATCCCCGATGGCACCGGGAGCGCCTACGCGCCGATCTATCCGACCGATCTGCGGCTCGTGGCCGACTACGCCAGCAATCCCCGGGCCATTCTCGAGCGGCAGAACGAGGTGGTCTTTGCCCGGCTCGACTACACGGCCGGCCAGCGGAACCTCATCGCCATGCTCGGCAGCGCGCCCGACCACGGCAAGATCGTTCATGCCTACGCGCAGATCGTCTACCGCTCGAGCGCCGTGCTGACCGGGGCGCGCTTCAAGGTGACCAACACGGCACTCGGGATCTCGGCCACGACTCCCATCTCCGCCTCGCTGACCGAGTCCTTCATGACGATCGACCTTGGGACGGCGTGGGGCGCTTCGGCGCTCCCGGACGAGCCGTGGGACTTCGCGCAGTGCGAACTCTCGGTCGTCTGGGAAGGCGGCGGGACCTACAACGGCTCGCTCGAGGTGGTCCTCATGGGGATCCTCGTGGAGTACCTGCCGGCGCAGGAGACGCTCGGGATCGAGAAGCGCCTCGAGACGGTGACGGTGCCGCGGCCCCGGCTCGGGCCCGGCCGGCACCGCCCGCGGCATGGCTCGCACGTCTACAGCGCTCCGTCGGCGTCCGAGCGCGAGGTCCTGACCACGATCAAGGAGCTTCGCGGCAAGTTCTACGCGAACGTTCACGGGGTGCCGGACGATGCTTCGGGCACCTACACCGGGACCGCGCTGGCGGTGATCGAGCGGCCCTGCGACGTGGCGCGCTACGTCCTCGAGGCCTTCGCCGGGGCGGCGGCGGACCGGGTCGAGACCGGGCTTGGGGAGTTCGGCTCGTTCGTGGACGCCCGGGCGCTTCTGCGGACGTGGACCAACCGCGACATGATCCTCGGGCTGCACCTGTCAGATGCGGTCGATGTCCAGACCGTCCTCGGCTGGATCATGGCGGCCTCGGCCTCGAGCCTGATCCTGTCGGAGTACACCGGCCGGTGGGAGTTCCATCCGTGGCGCGTAAGCCCGGACCCGACCTACACCATCCCGGTTTCGAAGGAGGACCTGCTCGATCCCGACACCGCGATCGAGGTGGAGTTGACGCCGCTGGCCAACATCTTGTCCGGCCTGCGAGTCTCCTACGGCTACGACGGGCTGGCCAAGACCTATCCGCACGAGTGCGCGATCAGCGGGGACGGCAGCAGTGGCGGGCACGGTTTCCGGAACCTGCGCGATGCGTTCCTGACGGTCACGGCCGGGATCAACGACAAGATCGACACCTATCAGGCCAGCGGCGGGGCGATCACGCATGTCCTCGCGCCCGGGGCCTACTCGCCCGAGAGCCTTGTCAGCGCGCTCAAGGCGGCTTTCCCGGGGACGAGCCAGAACGTGGCGGTCGGCGGGATCATCGTGTACGGGGTCAACGACCGGATCGTCGTCACCGATGGCACCTACAAGGGCGTCTCGATCCCGGCGGGGACCTATTCGATGGAGAACCTCGCCGCCATGCTGCAGGCGCGGATCGCGACCGTCTCGACCGGCTGGACGGTGACCTACTCGCGCACCAGCCGGAAGTTCACGTTCGCGCGCAGCAGCACCCCGGCCGGGCTGGCGTTCCTGTCCGGGGCCGAGCAGACCTGCGCGGCGGTCGTGGGATTCGGGCTGCGCGACCTGAGCGGGTCCTCGAGCTACACCTCGGACGGGGTCTGCGAGGAAGGCCTCGTGGCGATCGCCAAGACCCAAGAGTTCGACCTGCGCTGGCGCACCGGCACGAACGGCCTGCTCGGCACCAAGCAGACGGCCTCCGAGGTCCTCGGCTTCGACTACCGGAACGACGACGTGGGGATCGGCCGGGGCGGGCCCGGCTACCGCCACGTGGGCTACTGCCCGAAGTCGGCGCTCGAGTCGACGATCCTGACGGTGGATCAGCGCCTCGGGAAGCGCCGGGAGGTGCCGCTCGAGGGACGCTCGCTCTACGACAGCGAGACGGCGCTCGAGGTCAGGAACCGGCTGGTCGCCCTGCTCGGCGGCCCGCGCGGCGTGGTCACGTTCTCGAGCGAGAAGCACCCGGACCTGCGCCGCGGGGACGTATTCGAGTTCGCAGAAGACATGGACGCGCTCCGGCCCTATCCTGTGCCCGGGTCCGGAGCCTCGTGGATCGGCCGGCGCTTCCGGGTCCTCGAGACCCACCAGCGCGCGGGCGACTCGTGGCACTCGGAGATCGTGGCGGTCGACGTCACCGACTAGGAGGTGGGCGTGAGGTACGGACCCAAGCAGACCCTCAGGAATGCCGGCGCGGCGATCGGCGCCAGCGCCGAGGTTGCCATCGGCAACCTCACCAAGTTGCAGGGCGCGGTGGCGGTGATCGTGCGCTGCTGGATCGATCAGGACGGCGCCGGCGACCGGATCCCGTCCGCGCTGCGGATCTATCCGGTCGGAACAGACGGGGCGACCACGGTGGCGCGGACGTGGAACGCGATCGCCACAGGTGGATCGCTGCAGGGCGCGCTCTACTCGGCGGCGCTCAACAAGGCCAGCGTTCTGGGCGTGCCGCCGGCGAACGCGTGGCTGTCGGCCATCTGTCTCATGACGCAGAGCATCCTGCCGTGCTTCTTCGATGCCGGGAACCTCTTCATCAACACCGGCTCCGGCGGCACGACGGACTACACGCAGGACAAGATCGTGTTCGAGTGCGTTCCGGTATATCCGGACGGTCACCCGTCGGGCGTTTACGATTCGCCGACCTTCTAGGAGGGCTGCATGGGTTCTCTCACCAGCAACAAGCTCCGCGAGCTTCTGCTCAACGGCGGGATCGACCCGCTCGCCGACACCCTGAAGGTGATGCTCGTCGGCTCCGGCTACACCCCGGACAAGGATCACAGCTTCGCCGACTCGATCACCGGCGGGACCAGCAAAGAACTCTCCGGCACCGGCTACACCGGAGGCTTCGGCGGCTCGGGCCGCAAGGCGCTGGCGTCGAAGGCGGTCACCAAGGACGACTCGGCGAACGTGGCCTACCTCGACGCGGCCGACCTGACGTGGACGGCGATCGACGCTGGCACGGTGGCCTACCTCGCGGTGATCAAGGAGGTCACCAGCGACGCCGACTCGCCGATCCTGTGCATCGTCGACGTCGAGCCGAACGTGGTCACGAACGGCGGCGACTACACGGTGACGTGGGCGGCGGACGGGGTGTTCAAGATCTCCTAGTCGGGCAGGAGGAGGCGGATCGTGCCATCGGTCGTCAAGCAGACGCTCTACCCGGCCAGCGGGCGCGCGGCCGAACTCAACGTTCTCTCGGGCACCGCCCGCGCGTGGACGACCCAGACCGAGGCGGAGGCGCACGACGGCAACGACGCGACCTACGACAAGGCCGGGATCGTCGGCGATGGGATGGATCTCGGGATCGCTACGCTCGGGGTCAAGTGGACGCTCGATTCCTGCACCTACGCCGGTACGATCGACAAGGTGCGCGTCGGGATCCGGTCCAAGTATGCGAAGGGCGCGCTCGTCGGCACGCAGACGGTGCAGTGCATGACGCCCGGCGGCGTCGCCGGGACGGAGCAGGCGCTGGCTTCCACGGCCGGCTGGCACTACTTCGATTTCGCGACCAATCCCTACGGCGGGGCGGCGTGGACCGCGGCGGCGATCAACGCCGGGAAGTGGGGCTGGCTCGCGGCGCTCGAGACCGCGACGGAGTACTCCGCGGACTGGCTTGACGCCTACGGCTTCGAGTACGCGCTCGAGGTCTACGGTCCCGACGTGCAGACCTCGACGCCGGCGAGCGTGGGGCTCGTGGCGGCGGTATGCGCGGCCTCGATCCTGATCGGGGCTGTGGGGTCCTCCTGCGACTCGGTCAACATGACCGCGGCGGTGAATTCGACGACCGGGGTGCCGGGCTCGCGCACGGTCCTCGGCGACTCGGTCGGGATGGTGGCCGAGGTGTCGCCTTCGCCGCTCGAGGCGTTCGCGCTCTCGGGCCTGCGGGCACCCCAGACGGTCACCCCGCTGGCGAGCCGGCAGGCGGGCGGCTCGGTCCTCGCCACGCTGCGCTGCCGGGATGCCTCCCTGCGCGACGGCCGGTGGGACACCTACGAGGGCGACAGCCAGATCGGGCCGTTCACCGGGGAACTGACGATCGGCACGCTCGGGGTCGGCCTCGACAGCATCGAGGGCAGCGGGGCGATCGCTGGCGTGGTCGTGCATTGCATCGCGCGGCTGCAGTCGGAGCCGCCGCTGCCGGCGGTTTCGAACGCCCGGATCACGTTCAACGGGCACGACCACGCCCTGACCACTACGCCGCCGTCGGGCGACTACGGCGCGGGGCAGGTCAATTACGCCGACTGCGCGACGGCCCTGATCACCACCAGCGACGGTGGCACCACGCCGTGGACGTGGGAGAACCTGTACACGGCGCTGCTCATGCTCTCGGCGCGGGTCCACGTCGTCTACGGCGGGATCGGTACGCCGACGGAGTTCGACGTGTGCGAGTTGTGGGTGGAGGTCCGGGGCCCGGTCGGCTCGCAGCCGAGCATCCTGCGCGGCCGCGACTGGATGCGGCGGCTGCGGGGCACCGACGTCCTCGAGTCCGACCTTGGAGGGAGTTAGCGTGACCGAGACCATTCAGGAGATCGTGATCGGCTCGACGCTCAAGGAGATCCTGCGCCAGATCGTCGATCCCGATGGCTCGCCGATCGACATCAGCGGCGGTGAGGTGCGGCTGCAGGGGGTGAGCGACGACATCGCCAAGACCTTCGACGTGGTCGGGGCGATCTACGACGGCCCGCAGGGGCTGGCGCTGTGGCAGGAGGTGGGCGGCTCCGGCTTCGTCGAGGCCTCCGACCTCGGGGAGAAGTCCGAGGCGCTCTACCGGCTGCGGACCAAGTTCACGGACGTCGCCGGCAAGGTCGACTTCGGTCCGGAGTTCTTCTACCGGTGGGTGGCGCCGCCGGCGATCACGCCGCCGGGGCCGTAGGAGGATCGGGCGTGGATCTCGAGGTGAGCGTGCGGGCGGCGGACGTGCTGCGCGGGCTCGGGCTGGCCGAGAAGCGCACGCAGTACGCCGTCGTCAACGCGCTCAACAAGACGATCAAGCTCGTGCAGGAGCGCCAGCGCTCCCGGGTGCGGGGTCAGTTCACGGTGCGCAAGCCGGACTTTCTGCTCCGGCAGGCGGCCGTGATCAAGGGTCGCGCGGGCGGCTCCGGCTTCGCCTCGGTCAAGGAGGGCCGGCTCGAGGCGCGCGTCATGGTGGGCGAGCGGCCACGGCTCCTGCTCGGCCGCTTCGAGGCGGGCGGCACGCGGGGCGCCTTCAAGGGCAAGAACGTGGCGGTGCCGCTGCGGGGCGGGCCGGCGCGGCCGACCAAGCGCTCGGCGGTGCCCGAGCCGTTCACGTTCAAGGGTCTGCGCTTCGTGAAGGGGCAGCGTCGCAGCGGCGGCTCGAGGCGCGTCAAGGGCGCCGCGGGCTTCCGGGCGGTGCGCGGCAAGAAGGGGACGATCCAGTGGAAGGGCGAGCGGCGGACGTTCATTCTGCCGCGGAGCGCCCGGGCGCCCGAGGGCGGGGTGTTCCAGCGGATCGGTCCCGGCCGGGACGACGTCCGGATGATCTACTCATTCGTGCGGGAGGTGCGGATTGCTCCGGTCCTGAAGTTCGTGGAGACGGCGCGGCGGACGGCTTCGGCGGCCTTCCCGCCGGCGCTGCTGGCCGAGATCTCAGCGACGATCAAGCACGCCTTCGGGCGCACGGGGACTCTGTAACACGGGGGTAGCGCATGCCGGTGCGGTCACACATCGTGTTGCATCACTCGAAGACCAAGGACGGCCTCGTGGTTGACGCGCCGGCCATCTTCCGCTTCCACGCCTCCTACCGGCGTGGGGGAGAGATCATCAGCGAGGCCGAGTTCCTGCGCCTGCGCGCGCTGGCCACGCCGGGCCTCGAGCCGCCGTGGCGCGATGTGGGCTACCACGCGCTCGTGGAGCGTACCGACCGGGGCGTGGTGGCGATCATGGGGCGGGACTGGCTCGAGGCGGCGGCGGCCTGCCCGCAGGGCGACATGAATCGGGTCGGGATGCACGTCTGCATCGTCGGCGACTACGACCTGCAGGCGCCGGACCCCGAGGTCCTCGAGGTCCTTGTGCGGCGGGTTGTGGTCCCGTGGATGCGCCTATTCGGGATCGCTGCCGAGCGGATCGTCGGGCACCGCACGTTCAACCCGGGCAAGACCTGCCCGGGAGCGCGCTTCGATCTCGAGGCGGTGCGCAGGATGGTCCGTTGAGCCCGGCGTGGATCGGCGCGCTTGTGGCCGGCGGGACGTTCGTCCTCGGCGCGCTCGGGGGATTCCTGATCGGTTGGGGCCGGGCTTGTGAGCGGCTCGACGACCTGTCCCGGCGCTTCCAGAACGTGGAGGCTTCGCTCGGGCTGGCCTACGGTAACGGCGCCTCGTTCGTTCGGCGCTCGGAGTGTGGGATCGTGACGAAGGGCATCACCGAGGCGGTCGCAGCGCTCGCCCAGCGCTTCACCGGGGTCGAGGACCGCGTCGGCGATGTCGAGCAGCGGCTGTCCGAGTTGGCCGGCCGCATCCACTAGCAGCAGGGAGGTCGCCATGCGCTTCCGTCAGAGTCTCCTGACCATCTGTCTCGTCATCCTCGCCGCGCTCGCGCTGGCGGTCCCGCTCGTGGGCGCGCAGGTGGCCGTGACCGAGGCGGTGTCCGGCACGCCGGTCACCCCGGACATGATCAAGCTCCTGTTCGACGCGAACGCGATCATCGTCATGTTCGTGTGGGGGCTGTTGTGCAAGTACGTCCCCTTCCTCGGCAAGATCCCGAACCTGACGATCCCGTGGGTGAACCTGATCGGCTACATCCTGACCAAGCTTGGCGCCGGGGTCCTCGGCGTGGGCGTGGCGAGCGCGGCGGCCGGGCCGCTGGCGGCCGTGCCCGACGCCGTCGCGGTGGTGATCGGGGGATTCACGTCGGCCTCGTGGGCCATGCTCCTGTACGAGGGGTGGGGCCGTGGGCTGCTCGAGCGGCTATTGAAGATCAAGAAGGCCAAGGCCTGATCCGGGCATTCCCGTAGGGCTGGAATCCTCTTGCCGGCTCCGGCGCGCGATGCTACCGTCCTGCGCGTCGGGGCCGGCAGGCTCCGGGATCACCGCTTGACCACGGAGGGCCAAGGATGAGGGCCGACCCGCAGCGCCGCCGGACTCCGTTCGGNGCGTTCCTGCGCGGACCGATGATCGCGCGGCTCGAGCGCTCGCTCGCCGCGGCCGGCCATCCCGTGACCCGCAAGGCCATGTACTCGTGGCTCTCCGGCGAGACCCTGCCGCGGCTGCAGCATGCGGCGGTGATCATCCGGGTGAGCCGCGGCCGGCTGACCGTGTTCGACATCGTGCAGCATCGCGAGCGCCTGCGGCGCTCGATCGAGAGGGCAGGGAATGGAACCGAATCGCCGACCGAGCCGCGCCCGGCATCCCGGTAGCGCGCCCGCTTCCCGCCGATCTACGGCGCCGGCCACGCTGGCCGGCCGCTGATCGCGCAAGGAGGATCCGCATGGCTCAGTTCAAGCTGGAGTTGGGCAACATCGTCGTCGACGAGACGACGACGCTCGAGGGCAAGGTCACCGGTCGCGTCGAGTACCTCCACGCTCCGAACGGCTACCTCGTCGAGGGCATCGACTCGACCGGGCGTCCGATCGCCGAGTGGATCACCGAGGTGCGGCTCTCGATCATCGGGAAGAGATAGCCGGGGAGTTCGCGCTCCGGGTCGTTGCCCGCGTGGGGCTCGTGGCGGTCTGCGGGGACTCGCCCGAGCGGGACGCGGCAGCTTCGGCCGGGGCTCGATCCGACCGGCAGCCGGGCGGACCGGCGCGCATGGACTTGCGCCGGCCCGCTCCGGTGGACCGCAGGGAGGGAGATCGCATGCACATCACTCGGAAGTACGTTCGCGGCGCCGCTCGGCGCCTGCTTGGCCCGGGCTCGCAGGCCGGCTTCAAGGTCCGCGCCCGCCGGTGCGATGGATTCTGCACGGTGACGGTCACCCGGCGCTCTCGCACCCCGGCGGCTCCCGGGGCGCGCATGATTCTCGGCCGGGCAGCCACGTGGGCCAAGGCGCTGCGGCAGTTGCGCAGCGGCTACGCGGTGGAGGCCTGACGTGTCCGACCTCCCGGTTCCGTTCTCGAATCCCACGACCTCGCTGGCGGCGGCCGGTGCCATGCGGAAGAGCGGCCGGGCAGCGACGCAGGTCGCCCGGGTCCTCGAGTTCCTGCGCTCCCGCGTGGCGGAAGGCGCGACCTTCTACGAGATCGACGAGGCGCTGCACATCGGGATCCGCCAGACCACGGCCCGCACCCGCGCGCTCGTGATCGCCGGCTACGTCTACGACTCCGGCGTCACCCGGCGCTCGGATTCCGGCCACGCCAACACGGTATGGCTGGCCATCGATCGCGAGGCGGTCCCGGTGCCGCTGGCGGCCGGGCCGCAGATCCACGGCCGAATCGCCGCGGCGGTCCGGCGCGAGCGGCTGCGCTACGAGGCGCTCGAGGGGCGGCACCTCGAGGTCCTCGAGGCGTTCGGCCGGGGCGAGTACCTGACCAAGGCACAGCACGCGCGCGGCCTCGAGGCCGAACGGGCGGCGGTCCTGCGGCTGATCGAGACGGCACTGGCCGAGCGATGGGCGCGGGAGCGGCTGCGGGCGGCGGTCACGGCCCGCTCGGAGCCGGCGCTGGCGCTCGAGCCCGAGGACACCATCCCCGGGCTGGCCGAGATCGTGCCGGCGGGAGAGTACCGGTTCCGCAAGACGCTGGCCGGCTCGGACTCGTGGGACTTCGCGCGCGCGGGCGAGGACTGGCACGAAGGCTCCCGGCTGACCATGCTGCAGGTCCTGCGGGTGCTGGCGGGCCGGCCGGCGCCGCGGGCCCGTGGCGCGCGCCGCGGGGGTGCGGCGTGACGCGCGACGTGGCCGAGAAGGTCATCCGGATCATGCTGCAGGCGGACGGCGGCTGCCCGGAATGCGGGGCGCGTCTCCTGCGCCTGTTCATGGCGGCGTTCCCGGACTACGAGGGGATGGCTCGCGAGGCCTACCTCAACGAGTGGGACGCGGCGCTCGTGGGCGCTCCCGACCGCGAACTCGAGGACGATCCGCCCACGCCGGGGGGGGCGGGATGACCGATTCCGGAGCGAGGCTCTACCTCGCCTACGGCACCAGCGCCGATGAGGTCGAGTTTCGCGGCCTGTGGAGCGACCACGAGGTGGCGGTGGCCGAGGCGCGTAAGACCCGGTTCGCGCTGGCCTTCGTGGCGGCGGTTCGCATCGATGAGCGCCGCCGCCGACCCGTGGAGATCATGAGCCTCATGGGCGTCATGGTGGGCTTCCGGGAGCGGACCCGGGACCTGCTGTCGCGCATTACCGGCGGTCCCGGTTGCGGCTTGGGGCCGATGGTCGCCTTGGATCCGAACGACGAGGAATTGGAGGAGTGGAACCGTGTCTGACGATCGGGCAGCGGCGCGCGGTGGCGCTCGCGTGGCGGCCCCGGCTTTGGCAGCGCCATCAGGGAGGGAGCAGATGAACGATCCGGGCAAGGGCGGGATGTCGGATCCGCGGCTTGTGACGCTGTCGGGGCTGGCGCAGGGGGCGGTGGAGGAGTTGTGGCAGGCGGCGCTGGCGCAGGTCCTCGAGAACATCGACGACCCCAACACGGCGGCGGACACCAAGCGGAAGATCGGGCTCGAGTTCGTGGTGGAGCCCGACGAGTCGCGCAAGTCGGCGAAGATCACGTTCCGCTCGACGGTCAAGGTAGCCGGCTCGAGAAGCTCGTGGTCCACGTCGCCGGTCCGACCACGGTCCGGATCCTCGGGCCGC